GCCGATTCCTGGGTCGTGGCGACATCCTTGAGTGGAATGAGAGTCTCGTCATGATGGTTCGCTTGCGAGGAGGCTCTTCCACCGCGCCCGAGGAGATAAACGTCTCAAGTGCCACGCTTTCCACACTGGAGTCGCGAAGCGCACCAGAGATGCAAGTTCCCGATGCAACTCGTGCCTCGTGGCAGGCGGCGAGAGTCAAATTGGCGGACATAGTCGAGCGTGGAGCCGTGCCTTCGGCCGTGATGAACTCATCCCAGCAGCGCATAGAAGCCATCGCACTCGCCAACACCATGAGCGCGACTATCTACGAGAGTGGCATCCCAAGGCAGGTGCCTGCGTGGACCCCGATGATCCAGTATACCCTCAACGAATCCGGATCCACCGTGGCACAGAGAGATATCACAAACAATTCTCAGAACAATATTGCAGCTGCAGCAACCTTAACAGGCGCCACGAATGAAGGTAAAGATTTGGGTTACGCCAACATCATCCCACTGCAGTTTACCAACGAACCTGCGGGTGAGGAAGTACTTGTCGCATCTGGTGATGTCACCATCGCTGCTAGTCTACCAGCTGCAAAGATGAACATGTCGGCCGCCGTCGGCTTCCAGAAGCAGATGCAAACCAGAGCCAGTTCTCAGAACATGCTCGAGTTTGCCGCACAGGTACTCCAAGCCAACAATGCCGACTCAACAGAGGCCGTCTTGCGCGTCCTCTCCCACTTCGCTGAGTTGTGGGGGGCCGACTGGGGGCAAATTGGTGCTTCTGAGACTGAGAAAGTGGTCGGAAACCAAGGCAACAGGTTGGGAAGCAGAATGTGGGTCAACAATTTATGGGGGATTGGCAGCTCAGTCAGCGCTATCAACTCCCAGCTCGGCTTGAACCCAACCGGTCTGCGTGCCAGCGTCAAAGCGGTTTCCATCGTGATGTCTGCTGCTGATTACTGGGGCATCCGGTCAGGCCAAGATCCATTGAACCAACTGATAGCGCAGAACATGCGCAGTTTTGTCATCGTCCCAGTGGTCAGCACATGGGATAATTACGAGGTTTGGCTCGCCATGGTAGCGGCAACCAGAGGCTCACCCGGCTTCTGGCGGTCTAAAAACATGGTCACTACTCTCAAGGGCTCCACTGTCGGAGCAGCAGCCTCACCAGATGGTAGCACTTCTTATGGCGGCGCCACCACTGCACAAGGCACTTTCGTCACATCAGGACGCGTTGCGAACACCACGCCAGACGGATCGTGGGGTGTCAACGGCAACATACATGTGTCTATGGATCCATGGGGAATCACTGATCAGATGGTTCTCGTCCCTGATAACACTGTCAACAATCTAAACGTATTCGGTCAGAATACACTGGTCGTGCCCTACATCTTCGTGTTGTGCGATGATCTTAACGTATCCATCGCGGAGCCAAACCCGTTCTCCAATTTCACGCTTTTCGGAGCAGCCATTCCTCGAGCCAACATGGCTCGAGCAGGCGGCATTTTCGACCTGGCAGTGCAGCTCGGCAACTTCTACGATATCACCACTCAGCTCCTGGCTTTCGGCGCAGCCTTGCCGGAGAACGCTACGATGCTCGCCACACGTATGCTGCCTTTCCTCGAGAAGCACGGAGTCGCCAAAGCCACCGTTAGCAAGTGTCTTGGCCTCGTTGCTCTGACCCGCACTGCAGACATTGCAAGACCTGAAGCTATGATCCAGACCTCCACCACGGACGGTGTACCCGATTGTTCCGTTCAGACATACTCGGCGTTCATCAACCTAGACGCAGCAGCAAGCGCCAACTACCAGAATTCGCCGTTTCCGTTGCAAGTTTCAGCTGACGGGTATACTTCGGTAAACAATGCCTTCCCAAATCCACCTATACCAGCACAGAACTGGCAAGTCGTCAACAAGTGGAATTCGATTCATTGTTTGGGTATTCCAACTCAGCTGGTTCCTGATTACTACTGTCCTCAGGGTGGCTGGTGGCGCAACTTGGGAGCGGGATTCGTTCCGGACATCACACCTGGGAACATGACTCTGGGAATCATCATCAACTTGGTGGGCGTTACGGTGCCGGCCGTTGCCACCTCCTTCCAGAACTGGGCGG